TACTGTCTGATATGAACTTTCCAACCTCCACTGTCAATGTCCTGCCTCATCTTAATGAACTCCGTCTTAAATGGAGGCAGCAAGATTTTCGCTTTACTAAAGAACAACAGGAACAATATGATATGTTGATGCAAGCTCGTCGTGAACGTGTTCGATGGTTTTATGAAACTGATCGGGTGCAAGTTGGTCCTAAAGTAATTAAAAAAGTGGAAGAGGAGCAAGAGGACCAAGACGGTTGAACGAGTGGCACAGAGACGCTTCTAGTGGGGTCTCTGTGCTTTATAGTATATTCATCGACAGGACAGCATTGACCATCACCCTTCGCCCACATCAAGATCGCATCCTTGAGCGTATGCTTGCATACAACAAAGGACAGATTATCGTGCCTACTGGTGGTGGCAAGACTTTGACCATGATTGTTGATACTCAGCGTCGTCATGATGCTATCAACAATGGCACCACCACTGTTGTTGTTGCTCCGCGTATTCTTTTGGCAGAGCAACTGTGCAGCGAGTTTCTTGAGGTTGTTGATACTTTCAACACTCACATCATGCACGTTCACAGTGGTGAGACACAGCATTTCAGCACCACCAAAGCAGACAAAATTCACATCTTTGCTAATGTTGCAAGAACTGCTGGTGAGAATGTTATTATCTTTACCACATATCACTCGCTTCATCGTGTGATGGAGGCAGATATTGAAGTAAATACTATTTACTTTGACGAGGCACATAACAGTGTGCAACGTAACTTCTTTCCTGCCACTGAGTTCTTTGCTAATGATGCTGATCGTTGCTACTTCTATACTGCTACTCCTAAGCATAGTCTTACATTCAAGAAACCAGGAATGAACTGGGGACATGTATATGGTCAAACTCTGGTAAATGTTCCTGCACCTGAACTTGTTGATGGTGGTTATATTCTCCCTCCCAAAGTTGTAGTCAAGCAGTTGCCTATGATTAACGGTCGCAAGGTAATGTATGCTGATGATTGTGACAATCTGTTGGAGACTATCGATGACAACAACATCGACAAAACTTTGATCTGTGCTCGCACCACGAAGCAAATCATCAATCTTCTCACTCAATCTGATTTCTGTGCTGAGTTGTATCAGCGTGGATATTCTTGGATGACAATCACATCGAAGACCGGTGCGATTATCGATGGCAAGAAGGTTGATCGTGAGAAGTTCTTTGATACACTAAACACCTGGGGCAAAGATCCTGACAAAAAATTTGTTGTTATCCATCACAGTATCCTGAGTGAAGGTATCAACGTCAGTGGACTTGAGGCAGTTATATTCATGCGTAACATGGATTACATTGGTATCAGTCAGTCGATTGGTCGTGTGATCCGTTTGGGTAGCACTGAGAAGACATTTGGTCTTGTTTGTGTCCCAACGTATGATAGAGTAGGTATCAGCACTGCCAAGAAAGTCCAGGCAGTTGTTGATGTTGTGTTTAATCAAGGTCAACCCGCTATTTCTGAAATTCGTCGCTAATCATGATTGACTTCACCACATTTGAACTTGATCGTTTTTCTAAACTCATTTGGAGTTTGAAAGATTACACTACCAACAATCTTCGTTTTCCAAAAGCTGGAGAGTTGGTAGAAATCGCCCTTGATGTTTACAGTAAGGGTCAACTTAAAAGAGTAAATCTTCCCGGAGTTGATTTGGTGGGAATTGATGGTAAAACTTATGAATCAAAAGTCACTCAATTTGCTAACAAGTCTGAGATGGCAGTGAGAGGATTGATCCTTAAAAATCGTCGTCAGGCAGGAATTTACAAGGACAAACTTGCTGACTATTTTATTATCACTGATGTCAAAAAGGGTAAAGCATGTTGTATTCCATCCTCTCAACTTTTTAATTTCAGAGACAATGGTGCCGTGATGACTGCAAGTTCAGATCCATCTGTTGATGATTTTTTCCTCAATGGTTATGATCAAGACAATGGAAAAGATTATTTTGCAGAAGCAGAAGATTTTGATTATGGATATGTGAATAGTTTTTAATTGTGCCAGTTGATCAAAGTGTCCACTGCTCATTGACTTGGGTGGTGGATCCGTGTATTATTACAAAGTAATCAATCAAACTCATGAACGAGTATCTGACCCGCACACTTCTGCCATTGATTGTTACTATTCAACCTAAGAGGTCTGAAAGTTACACTCTTGATGCACTGGGATTAGAGCGTCAGTCTTCTCAGTCCATCCTGATTACGTTTGGTGAGCGTATTGAACAGTTCTGGAATACTGTCATCAGTGATAGTAAAAGTGAGAACTTGATTGAAGAAGATAATTTAGTAGAAGTAAAGGGAAAGCAACGTCAAATTGATCATAGTTTCAAGTGCTATCTTGATTCTGTTCTTTACTATCTGGAGAGTAAGTGTAACTTAAACTTTGATAGTGAAAAGATCAAAGCATCAAACAAGAAAATTGATGAGGTCAAAAATGCTCTTAATGCTGATGTTGGTGCATACTTTGTTCCCGTTGTAAGTGAGATTGCCAAGAAAGATCTCACCAAGTATAATAATAAAGGAGTGCAAGTCTTTGGTGTTAAGTGGATGCTTTCCAAGATTGATGCACAATTTACTGAAAAAGAATACTTTGAATTTCTCCGTGAGGTTGTTGCTCCGATCCTAGAAGAAAAGGGTCTCTGATATAATAAACTTACAAACATTTGACTGAGTAACCATGAAACCTGTCATCAAGTATCAAGGCGGTAAGAGTAAAGAACTTCCCTTGATCAAGCAAATGCTACCACAAAAATTTGATCGAGTTGTTGAACCTTTCTGTGGTGGTGCAGCAGTAGCATTTGGATTGCAAACTCCTGCTATTCTAAATGACATCAACCCGATGGTAATCAACCTCTATAAAGTATTACAGAGCTCTGATTATGTGCATGTCTTAAATCATATCAATATCATCAAGACTTATGAGCATGATGCACTACAAGAGGCATTTTATGCTGCAAGAAATGTAATCAATAATCCTCAAGATTTCACCCCACTGATACAAGCAATCTCATATATTATTGTCAGGCAGTTGTGTTTCTCTGGCATGGAGAGATATAATGCAAAGGGTGAATTTAATGTGCCGTTTGGACATTATAAGAAAATGTCCTGCAATCTAACACCAGACCATCACACATTCCTCAGCAAGTGTGACATCAGACAGGGATCATTTGTTGATTTATTTGATGACGTAACTGCCGATGACTTCGTGTTCATCGATCCTCCATATTTGGAGAGACTTGGTTACACACAAGGTGATGGTGGTGATACTTTGCATGAAGAACTTGCACGGTGCTTGAAGTCAACTGATGCAAAGTGGATGATCATACACAGTGACCATGAATTTTATCGTGAATCATATCGTGATTACAATATCACAGACAAAGACTTTGCTTATGCACAACGATTTGGCAAAGGTAAGGATCACTCAGGTGCGAAGGTAAAGCATCTTTATATCACAAACTACTGATGGTGGACGGTTGAACAACCTGCACACACTTACTTGATTTCTCCAGTATTCTCTGTCATTATTAGAGCATGAAAAACACACATCTTCAACACCCTGAAGATACTATTCTTTCGGGTGATCTGTCTGCACTGGATTGGTTGCTCGCTGATGGTGATCTTTCCGTAAAGATTGACGGTTCTCCTGCTATTGTTTGGGGCACCAATCCTGCGACTGGCAATTTCTTTGTCGGCACAAAATCTGTATT